TGTCAACAGTTTTATCATTATTAACATTTGGAATAACTGTAAGTTCTTCCTGTGGCTTTTTGCTATTCATAATAGCGTCAAAGGCTTCCTCAAAGGTCGGTTCTCCGTACTTAGTCGGTTCGGGCATATCTTTCCTTCAATTACTGTAATATTGGCATCGGCATACCAGGACCACCCGTAGGTGGCTGGCCTACAGCGGGTTGCATTTGGGCCGTTGGATCGGGTGCCGGTGCCATTAGTTCTTTGGCTAAATCCATCCAGGCCACAAAAATATCGAGAATACTATCGTCGCAATCTAAGGTTAAAAGATGCTGGTAAGTATCTAGGACGATTGGGAAGGCTTCCACCAAGTTCTGGTGCACATCGGGAGTAACCGAAGCATCGCCATCGAGCATCTTATCAATCTGGTATTCAGCTAAGTCCTTGGAAGCAGCCATAAGGTCAACTAACCGCTCCAGGTCGGGTTGCCCAGACCAAGCCATAAACTGTTCACGATTGATAACCTGATCCATGTACCACTGGCGCAAGGTGTCTTTACGTGCAGCCGGGGACTGATTAAGAATAGACGATGCCGAGATTTCAAGGACATAACGGTCCTCTTCCATATCGACCTCAGCCCAATCAATCTGGTCCACAAGGTACTTTGTCGAATAAGTAGACTTCCGCGACTTTTTACGCCCACCAGAATACAAAATCTTATTCAACTCAATGAGGTGCGAGGCGGTTTCTTTGTGTGCTTCCTCAAAGCCGATGTGTTTTGCCTGGAATCGGGTATCCTCGACGTTAGTAACCTCGCGAATTGCCTCGGAGCTGTCTAACCTAGTCTGGGAAGGCAAACGTGACTGGGAGGATAACTGAGATACACCAGCAAACTCAAACATCGAATTCCGAATGCGTTCCCGTTCCTGGTATATTTCGGCATTAAAAGCGTCCCATACGAGTGCCTCGGGTTTAGTGCCTCGCCAAGTGTATAACTTCCCAATATTGTTATCGAACCGTTGTACATGCAGTGCACTCCCTTGTTCCACTAGAATTCGTGGAACACACATAACATCCTGGCCGAAGCGAATAACCTCGTTTAGCTCGTTAAGGCGAATCTGGTAGCCAACCAGGTCGCCAACCAGGGAGCGACCATAGAACCCGGTCTGTGGTTCTGCCCACTTTAGCCAAACAAACGGAAATCGTTTACGTTTATACTCGACATCCTTCAAGGTCATGTTTTCGATACAAATGACCTCTCGTCCGGTGTCATTTGGCCCCTGGGCAAGCTTCCAGGATTGGACCACGATAATTTGGTCCTCACCGGGGGTGCGATAAGACGTGTATTTGAAGTCTACCCCCTGGCACTCCATGATCTTTTGACGTGCATCGGGGTTCTTTCCGTAGTGTTTTAACAGCCACAAGCGAGAAACGAGTTTCCTGTGGTGTAAAACCATAGGCATTTCGTTGCTAACACACTCACGCTGGTCTACAACAATCTCGTCCGGGTGTACCCGATCGACGAAAAGCTCATCACCGTCGATGTCTAGCTTTAAGAATCCAGTTCCGTAGATACACGCATCGAGAAAGACTCGCCGGAGTTTAGTGTGAACGTCATGATGGACGAATTCTCCCCAAAGGAAACGATCCAGTCGGCGCGCCTTGAGATATACATCAAACTCAGCACCTCTTGAAACGATAGTTGCCTTGGGCCGGTTAGTTCCAATACGACTTTCGAGCGTATCGCAGACCGATTGGATGCCGTTTTCGAGGTTTGCATTTAACGGCCTGAAATGAAAGCTAAACGGGCTCTGCCAGTTGAAGGCCATAAGCTCGCGATTGGTATAAAGCTTAGCGTGCAAAACATTCTGGATATGAATATCGTGCTGATCTTCTTCAAGTTGTTTAACGTGGGCGAATAATTTTTCATGGACCGTCAGAATACCATCTTCCGGTTCACGTGGCGAGTCATACCACGGCTGTTCCAAAAATTCTTTATCAACTGCCATAATTACTCGCTAGGAAGCTTAAATTTCTCTAGATTTTCTAGAGCAAATGCCCGTTGGTAATCCTGCGGTATCTTAGACCGCAAAGTACTTTCTTTTATTCTAACTAACTCATCCATTCTTCGTTGCTCTGGAGTGAGTTTGTCGGTGTGTACTTCGGTGACTTCCTGATTAAACCCAGCTATCTTGGGGCTTTGGACACCATAATTATTAAAGTATAATTCAATATTACTATCTTTGTAATAGTATATTTTATATTCTTCTAATAATTCAAGCAACATCCTTAATTCATCTAACTTCAAACTCATATATCTCCTTCAGCGGATCACCGGCTCCCGAGCGAGACAATTCATCCCAGAAACCCCGATTTTGCTCATCATCCCGTGCTCTTACTAAGCTCTCCATAGCTGCTTCTTGCTTCTTTTTCTGCCAACCAACACTGCCCGGTTCGTAAATCGGGTCACGGTGTTCTGTCCAGAAGTGGTAACTGTATCGCCAAATATAGAGAAAGGCATCGCACAGATCATTCGGTAGGTGTGGGTGCTCCTTAAGACGACCAGTACGCGCCAAAAGCTCTTTACCACCGCGTGAAAGGTCCCACTGGAGTGTTTGTTTCTGAATACTTAAGTCGCTTCCAGCGATAATTTTAATACGCCCCGAATGATAATCGGTATTCATTAGCTCGATGTAGTCGTATTTCTCGCGTTTCTCGGCCGCTTGTATATTCCAGCCGTAGCGACGGCGGTAAGTTTCAATGATTTGGGTTCCCAAACCGCCCATATCCGCCACAATTGCATCAAAACCATTATTGGGAATCAGGTCATGGCAACGAGCTATTAACGCTGCTACCTGGTCAACGTCTAGGTGCTGGCTCTTGTGCTCCCAGACATGATATAGAACGCCATCAAACGGGTTATAAGCGGCTATAACAGCTGCTGTCGAGTCTAGGAAACCAAGGTCTAACCCGAGAATGAAACGCCAACTGTCGCACATCGGGAGACCAAACGGGCTACCGTCGGCCACTGTGTTGGGTTTCCACGTTACCCGTTCTCGGTCGGTACGAAGGAGCTGCGAGAAGGAATAAACATGAGCAAATTCCGACGGTACCCACTGACCCAGGTGCTCTCGTAACCACGTCGGGTTATTATCGTCCCATTTACGCCGCTTCTTTTTGGCGACAGCTTCTTCCCAAAGGTGCGGAACATATACGTTATCTTTTTGGGTCCAGTGGTGACGCGACCACTGCGGTTCCTCGTTGGGGTTTTCTTTCCAGTATTTTTCCGTATCGTAGTAACTTCTAGAAATCAATCGTCCTTCGCTATCGGCCGCCCCAGGGTAGGTGGCTTCAAAGAACGGTCCCTCGAGGATGTTACCTGGGGTTCCTATGAGCAGCAAAGTACCAAGCCTGTCGGCCAGGGCTGGCTCGATAACGTCGTCGATAAGCTCTATAAGTACCGCAGGAGCAAACGATTTGCACTCATCAATAATGACCAAATCGTAGCTACCGCCGCGAAGTTTATCGATTTGTGCCTTAGATTCTGCACCGATAAGCATAATCATGCTCCCGTTACGGAACATGATTCGCATTTCGTTTACATATGGCTCGGTCTCGATACCGTAGAAACGACCAAATCTCAACATCTCGAACCAGTAGATGTTCTTGGCCGATTTCAAAGTAAGTGTAATGATGACTACTTTTGCTGCCGCTCTGCGCAGACAAGTCGTGTAAGCGTAGGCCATAGCCGTCCACGACTTACCGACTCGCCGTGGCGGGCTAGCAGCCTTATGCCGCGACTTATCCTTGATGAGGTTTATCTGCTGCTTAAACAGCGAAGCCTCGATGTTGCTGGCTGCTTCGAGGTCCTTCTCGGATCCACTCTCGAGTTCACCCTGCTCCGAGGCTAATCGCTGAAAGAATAAATCAAAATTCATTATTTATTATTCATTAATTGATTAATTATTCTTTGTAGTAGTGTACCTGTTCCAGGGGGAACCTATAGACCCCCTTGTGGATGTGCACCAGGACCAACTCCCGGTCCCGCAGGTCGATGTACTTCTGACTGTATAGCTTTTGCTCAGGCCCAATCGATTGCTCGTCGAGGTCCACGGGTTTGTGCAAAAGCCTAACAAAACTAACCTCTTTGCGCACAACCGGGGTCGGAGTTTTATACTTTGGTTCTACCTTCACGTGTTTAGCTCCTTAATAATTACGCAGACTTGCGCCGAGCGATAGCGGGCTCGTGGTATCCGCGCGGGAAGTACTTAGCAAACTTAGTCCAAAATGTAATAAAGAAAAAATCATTTTTGTAATT